AGGTGCTGGTCATGCTACCGCTGACATCGCATACGGTGAGTATGTTTTGCTTCTTATCGGTGTACTCGGGAAGTGCGCGCCATTGAGCATTAATGAGCTGTGTTTCTTTGGCTGATAGGGGGCAGTAACCTAGGACTTTCTCAACCAACTGATACGGGTAGAGCGTACCGGCTTTGACGTCCATCTCACCTCTCTCAAGGGAATCGAGATAGGATTCGTATCTCTTTTCGTCATTCTTGGAGAATGCTTTGCGTAAGCGTAGCATTGCTTGTGATGGAACCCGATTGTAGTCGATTTTTGACCAGTCTTTACTGCACATCTTTTGTTCAACAACATCGAGATGAGAACGCAGGTGCTTAAGCATCTTGCGATATTGCTTCTGCGTAATGTTGAGACGGTCGCACCAATCTTTGGCAGACTGTTTAGCATCTTTGTTGCTAGCAGTTAAGCTAGGCATCCATTTAGCTAGAAGTGTAACATCGCCAGGTGAGGGCTTATCGCCTTCGTTATCTCCGTATCCGATTGGAAGTGTGATTCCTTCCTCGTATGTGATGGTTTCGTTGTACTCCGAGTTGAAGAGATCCCTGTCGAGCACGTTACGTACACATTCTTCTATGTACGGTGATAGTGCTGGATGGATGACCAGGCGGAGGAGATCGTCCCAACGGCCGAACTCAGGGATCTGAAAGGCGGTGATTCTTGTGTCGCTGAGTTGACTGCTTGAGATATTCAATTGGGGCTTCATGATCCAATCCCACACTTTACGGAAGTGGCGACGTTCGCCTTGTCCTTGTCGGATGTCGCGAAGATAGAAGAGAATCTTCATGGCTGCGTCAGGATCTTCAGCGTAAGCGTTGCTGAATAGGCTAACGGCTTTGTTTGGATCTGATCGTAACCCGCCTGCGAGTCCGAAGTAGTCTACACATTCTGATAGTGATGACTTGTTAGTTACAGCACCGTTAGCTGTATTTGCGTTAGTAGTATTGTTCTGTTCTTTGATTGTGTCTAGTAGTGTTGTTTTCATAGTTATATGCTGTTGTGCACTCATGTCTGAGTGCGTGTATGGTGTGTGGTTAAACGTTTGTTACTCTGATTCGAGTACCGGTTTCTGTTTCTTGGCAGATGAGAAGTCTACCTCCGAGGAGTACGTCATTGTTCATTGCTTCCCAGAAATCTTTAGCTTCTAGGATGTCTGGGCAACTTACTGTCTCTACGATACGCTCAAGGAAAGGTCTTGGTTCGTCTGGGGATGCTGGTACTGTTGGTGTATCTGTGAGTAGTGGATGTAGTGGTTTGATTAGTTTCATGATATGGTGTGTGTTGTAAAAAAAAGAGTAGGCAGTTTTTAGCGAGGATGCCTAGCCTCGGTCTCTTCGAGAGACGGTTTGATTATGTATTAGTTGGTATTGCAGGCGTCACACTTGTCAGCGTGATAGTGTTTAAGGACACTTCTGTCCAAGTTAGTTTAAAGTCTTTTCGGACGGGTATGCTTTTTGGACATATGGTTGTTTCGTAGTGGTGGTTTGCTGGTTCCACATGTTGCTACGTGGATGTGTACCTCTCGGTACGTTATTGTTGTACGGTTTGGTTGTGTTTGGATTGCAGTTAGTGTACGAATTGCGTCGTACTTGAGCAGTAGGATTTACTCAGCCAGGTGCTTCGAGACCGTTACTCCCCTTGGGTCCTAGGCGTTTATTATTTGTGGGTTTGCAGGGTACACATGTTTCGATGTGTTGGGGAAAAGTTAGATTACCAAAGACTCGCTTCGACTGACAGCTGTGTGCCATCTTCGCTGTATGTTTCATAGCCAGATCCGACTGGCATCTTTCGAATGCCGTGGTTCTTGAAGTGTCTGGTTGCTAGTAAGAAGTCGTCGTGTGCCGCTGGTGCGGATTTTTGGATGACTCCGTTCTTGCAGTCTGCTTCTAAGTTAGCTACTGCGTTTGCTTTGATCTTGTCGATGTTGGTGTGCTCACCGTTTTGTTCGATGGCTATTGATCGTTTGACGTGGTCTGCGTCTACGAAGCCTGCACGAAGGAGTATGTTGGTTACTTGTGTTGAGTTGCTCATGGTGTGTGTATGGTTGGTTATAGTTAATTTTTTAATTTTTAATTTCATCAATTTCATAAAATGAAAAGGTGACAAAAAATATCCGTTAATTAACACGCCTGTATGATAGTTCCTAGAGCTTTGTTAGTGCTGTAACACTACTACTAGGTTGACGTAGGCGTTAGTTATGTTCTATATAACATTCATAGTTGGTTGATTACATATGGTGTGTGGTTTTTCATCTATATTTAAAGGAGTCGGGCTGTAACCTGGCTCCTTTTTTTTGGTCTTTAAAAGTTTATTTGTTGGCCTTCGCCGCCTCTGCGTCCGCTTCTTCCACTTTAGCCAAGGATACCCGAATAAGCTGCGATAACGACATGTGTTTTTTAAGGGCAAGTCTAGAATACTTGTCTTTCAGCTCTTTCGGCATAGTTATAGATAACCTAATGGTTTTGGCTCTGTTCATGGGCGTTTAAATGTAATAGGGAGGCACGGAAAGGGCTAAGAGGATCAATTTCTACAAGTAAGTCAACGGTGTAACCAAATTTAGGGTACTGTTATATACTCTCTACGCATTGATTTGCAGAATGCCATGCGATTGCATAACAATTCTTTAAGATTGTATGATGATAGTATGCCAACACCGAAGAAGAAAAAACCCGCAAAACCACGCAATTATAAACGTGAGTATGCAAAGTACCATGCAAAGCCTACTCAAAAAAAGAGGCGAGCACAGAGAAATGCCGCGAGGTCAAAAATGGTAAAGGCTGGCCGGGCCCGAAAAGGTGACGGAAAAGATGTCGATCACAAGAATCGCAACACCGCAGACAACAGATCTAAGAATCTGAGGGTGGTTTCCAAAAGTAAAAACCGGTCATTCTCCCGTAAAAAGAAATAAATCGAGGTAGATCGGTAATGCAAATATGGTTTTAATGGAAACCATATAGGTTCCTGGACCAAAACCATATGGCGTAAGTCGTTGATTAACAATACAGATCTGCAAAGAAATATGGTTTTATGGTTTTAAACAGGGAAAAGTACCCTGTACGCTCGCTGGGGGTACACGGGGTGCGCGCTGTGCTCTATATACCTTCTATATACATACTTTTACTACTTTAAAACCATAAAACCATATATATTCCCAAAGACCTATGCTAATCAACGACTTATGACATATGGTTTTGTCCATGGTTTTGATGGAACCTCCTTTTGACCCTCGTAAAACCATATTAGGCGCAAGACCAACGCAAAAAGACCTCCGACCATTGACTTAAGGTCAACAGCTGGAGGTCTAAGTTAAAGGATTCCTAGCGCTTCTACGAGGCTTTCATGAGCTCCATTATCTCGTTAATCTTGTCTTGTGATTTGGTATCACCTGACGCCATTAGTGCGGTAAGTTGAGCCCGAGTTTTTTGGTCTTTAAGAGTTTTTTCGATCTCTTCCTGTTTTATTATCTCAATCTGATTAACGATAGCTGAACGTATAACATCTGATAGTGATAACTGAGCGAGATGCGCCGCTTGCTTAAGCGAAGTGTATAGTGAGGGTGGTATTCTAACGGCACAAGTAACATCTTTGTGCTCTAAGTCTAGGGATTTTTTAGTCATATGTTTAGGGTGTGTGGGTGATTAAGTTAACATAATAGATCATATGTAAATATAATGCAAATACTTTTTGCATCCGGTTGTTTTACTAACGTATACATCGTATAACAAAAGCATGTTAAAGAGTAAGCAGTTGAATATTCGCATGGACGATAAGATGGCTACCGAACTGAAGGCCTATGCGAATGCAAACCTAACGACACCCAGCCAAGTCGTGAGAAAAGCCGTGTATGATTATTTAGAGAGGATACGGAATGATAAAAGGCGTAATCGGAATTGACCCAGGGAAAGGTGGTGGGATGGCGATCAGCCATAGCGATTCGACTATCGACCTTCGACCTTGGACTGTTGAGCATGAGCATATAGACTATTTCCGAGGTCTTGAGCCTAGGGATTATGTAGTAGTAATAGAAGATGTACCTTCTTTCGTGAGTGCTGCGACGAGTAACGCGAGCTCTTTTAAGTTAGGTTATAACTATGGATTTATAGTGGGCGCAGTTAGGTCATTAGGATTTAGCACTCATCTAGTGTCCCCTAAAGAATGGCAGAAGGGATTGAGCGGTCTTAAGTCTAACATGGGTTATACAGCTAGAAAGAGGATGCTCAAGGATAACGCGATAAGATTATACCCCGATTTGAAAATAACAAATAAAACCGCCGATGCTGTATTGGTTATGGATTGGGGTAAAAAATGGAAAGTATAGTATTAACGGCCGTCTTCATGATAGTCTTAATCATAATACTGGACTGTATTTTTCCTGAAAGTTAAAGATTTCTGAATAAAGTGTTTGACATATGTAAAACATTGCGGAACAATTGAATCTTCAACGCGGAAAACCATTTTACAGAGTGGCCCGCAATTCCACTAACCACACACCAAAATGAAACTATATAGAAATAGCTATACTGATGAATCCGGCGAACACGCTGGCTTCGAATTCTTTCCAAGCAAAGCGGAGGCCATTCGCGTTTGGGTAGCCCGCCATAAACATGGGAGCGTAATCCTCGATGGAGATTATAGCGTCCGTGCCGTTCAGCTAGATGTCGGCAATCGCAAACCTGATATCCTGCAAGCATTAAATGCTTATGCTACCCACCCTTTTGATAATGGTGGCGTCAATGCCTATGACCCTGGATCAACCGTATAATAGCTATGACTGAAGTAAAGAAACCAAGTGCTCCCTTATTAGAGGAGAGTGATATTGAAGAGAAGACTCATAATGCTGAGATATTTATCCAAGCTATTGATCTTGTTATTAAGGAGACCTCGAAGAGTGTGCCTGTGACTGAAATGTCCGACTGCCTGTTAGCTGTCGGGTTTGATATGTTGTATCACATAGTGCTACACATGTTTCCTGATGGAGATAAGGATACGCATATTGAGGCTGTCCGAAGTCATATCCAAGAGGTAACCAAACACCTGGAGGATAATGTATGGAGCCAGCGCTAGAAATGCCAGTGCGCAAGGGTCGGCCTAAGACCGGCGAAGCGCGATATCAAAACTACGAAATCTATGGGTATCACTCTGTAGGCGGTCGAATGAAGCTGGACATTGTTGTTCAAATCGAGGCCCACAACTTAAAACAAGCGGAGGTTAAGGGTGAGCATTTTTGCACGGCCTTTGGCTATGACTACTCTCACACGAATAAGGAAAGGAAAGGGAAATGACACCACCTCTACTTATGCTCGCTCTGATAGTATTCTCTCTAAGCTGCTCTACTAAACCAAAATCAATCGTGGCCCTACCCTCTCCACCTGGGTGGCCGCCCCATCTATACCACCACCCCAATAACTCAGATATACCTTGCCCCTATGACAACCGAACAAAAGCTACTCAAGAAAATAAAGAAAGCCGTGACCAAATTAAAGGAAATCGAGGAAATTTTGGAGGAGTGGGAAGTGTCAAAGCCAGTTTTATATATCAGCGAGGACACGGCCTTAATGACCAGCAATGATGCAGACATACGATATATTAAAGAGAAAACCAAGAGCCCTCTTGCATGAATTGCCCCGAGTGTCGTACCACAACCCATACAATTGCGAGTACCGTAAATTATGAGCGGAAATATAGACACCGACGAAGAGAGTGCAATTCTTGCGGACACCGTTTCTCGACAAAAGAATACAGCGAGGAAGGGCTCAACGGGATTGCAAAAAAAATCTACGAAGCCGAGCTCAAAGAAAAAGATCGCGAAATACGAGGCTTGCTCAAGTTTAAAAAAGCCGTCATCGGGTGCGTTCAATCCGAACAATACCTTGGAGGATCGCACGGATGCGGATAACAGGCTTAAGGAATTCCTACAGGGCATCCGATCCACTGTGCTTAACGGCAAAGAACACTGGTATGACTCAACTGCGAATCGCCCGTACACCCTACAAGAGATTGCAAACATCATGGGAGTATCTCGTGAGCGGGTGCGGCAAGTGGAAGAAGCGGGCCTAAGAAAAATGTGGAGATATTTATCTGCCATGAGTAAGCGTGAAAACCTCAACCACTCAGACTGGCTGAAGATTGCTGATAGTAAAAATGGCGAAGAAAGCACCATCTACATGCCCTAAGCTTTTCGATTACCAACTCGATCACTGCGATCGTTTGGTAAAGAGTATGCAAGCCAATGGCTATGCCAAGGACGGCAGTGATACTGGAACCGGTAAAACAGTTGTCGCTTTGACTGTCGCCCTTCGACTTGGACTAACGCCCTTCGTTATATGTCCGAAGGCTGTTGTCTCATCATGGCAAGAATGGGCTGAGCGATTTCACTTCAAAGACTTCATAGTAATTAACTATGAAAAAATCCGTGGTGGAAAAACAATCTATTATAAAAAGAAGAGTAAGCACACAGGTGAATTCCTTATTAACCCTACCGCTTATCTAATGATTTTCGATGAGGATCACCGCTGTAAAGGCTATAAGAGTGAAAACTCTAAGCTGATGGTTGCGTCTAAAACGAGAGGTATGTCTACCCTTCTTTTAGGTGCAACAAGTGGATCCAACCCTATTGAAATGCGAGCTCTTGGTTATGTGCTCGACATGCATAACAATAGTGGCTGGTGGAATTGGTGTCTCAAGAATGGATGTAAGAAAGGCACCTTTGGAGGGTTGGTATTCCAAGGGTGGGAGACGGTGCTCAAACGTTTCCACAAACACATCTATTCTGATGGTCGGGGGAGTAGGATCCGGATTAAGGACCTACCCCCCGGATCCTTCCCCGAAACTGTGATTGCCGCAGATGGGTATGACATCGCCTCGCCTGAAATAGTTGATAGTATCTATGACGATCTTGAGGACGGTCTCAATGTACTGAAGTTAAAACGATCGGATGAGGACTCGGCTCTTACTTTACAGCTGAGGGCAAGACAGGAGGTAGAACTGATGAAGGTTCCTATATTTGATTCCCTGACCAGGGATGCAATTGAGAGCGGAAATTCGGTTGTAATCTTTGTAAATTTTCGGGCGACCATGGAAGCCTTAGTTAAAAGACTTTCCTCAGTCGAAGACCTGTCCTTTGTTTACGGAGCCCAAGATGACTGGACGCGAGACCTCGAGGTAAAAAGATTTCAAGCAGACGAGACACGAATCTGCATATGCATGACTCAAGCGGGCGGAACCGGTTTAAGCCTACATGACGAACGTGGCGAATTCCCGCGAGTCTCACTAATAAGCCCGAGCTTCAGTGCAATTGATTTACGACAGGCCCTGGGCCGTGTTCATCGCGCTACTGGCAAAAGCCCTAGCATTCAAAGAATAATTTTCGCAACTGATACCGTTGAGATGCGGGTCTGTAAAGCCGTAAGGCAAAAACTAAACAACCTAGATCTCATCAACGACGATGAGATGAATCCTATACTATGAAAACACTACTAATAGCCTTCGTCCTTCGACCTTTGTTAATGGTCCGAAGATTCTTTAAAGATAAATTCGGCCGCAAGCCCAGTGCTGAAGCGCAACCTAGAGATAGGCCGTATTTATGACTTGCAATTGTTATGCATCTGTTTAACAATTCTTATTCACACAACCGAAAACCGAATTGCCAGATTACAGTCTAAGCAATTCGTAAAACCACACACCAAATGAAATTCGAAGACCAACACGACCCCGACCCCATACGCCGCAAATTTGTCAGCGTTGATAGTATTGCTGATATACCTGAGGAAATGAAACAGCGCATAGCGTTGCAGTATGAAAACCTACTAGAGAACTTGGATCTATTAGCACAGACTTCATTGTCGCAGATTGAAGACGCAGATAATATGACACCCCAAGATCTGAACAATCACATGGAGGTAGATGCAGTCGTTCGTTACATGGCGCTGATGCAGACTCAGATTGGTGATCTTCAAGCAGAGAGTCAGAAGATATGGCACTCTATTGTAGATCTAACTGGAGTGGTACATGATTTAATCGAGAAGCTAGAAGACTAATGTCTACTCCCGAAGAACATCACCCTCTTGGACCCTCGACATTAAAGTATGTCGAGATCTGCCCAGGGTACCGATCCTCAAACGAGACTAATATCTTTGCTGAAGAAGGAACTATGCTGCATTCAGCGGCAGAAACCGGCAACCTTGACGGACTTAACGAAGAGCAAATGCGCTTAGTTATCTCCTGTCTAGATTATTTAAAACCTATTGAGGATGGAGCCGACGAGATTCACAAGGAGCTCAGGGTCAAAGTCTCGTATGCATAGCACAATAGAAGGATGCATACGACAGAGTCAGCAGAACCCACTAACCGCCTACCCCTTAACACTTTTGATAGATCAGATTCCAGTTACCGCATACAGCGTAGTGAAGCGCGGTTCCAGCATAAAAGTAGATACCGATCGTGGGGAGATGCCGATCTATGCTTTTCAAATGAACAGGGAGCTAATGCACTTACTGAAGAATCAGATGGAGGTATGGTATGAGTGAATTAATTAAACAGTGGATCAAGTATATTTTTGGTACAGTTGACCGAGTCATTATAACAGGCACCCATGTGGATGTGGCTGACTTTAAATTTGGTCGTACCGCAATTGACGATGCGGATATCAATATTCAAGGCCAGGCTTACCTTTTAGGCGTTATGGATAAGTTCCCGCAATTATTAACTGCGACGGTACATTTCATTATCCCTAGAAGAGATGAGGTTTTAACATTTGATTACACTCGTGGTGACATGGAAGATATCAGGTTGAGAATAGCTCTGATAGTAGAGAAAGCTGAACTTGCGACTCACGATGACTTGCAATCTCAACCGAAGCTAGATCGGGCATCGTCACTTCGACCAAATACTGAGGCCTGTCGGTATTGTAAACATCGCTTATCTTGCAAGGCTTTAAACGATAAGATGCTACCGATAGCTAAGAAATATGCTGAGAGTGTGGCTGACTTTGAGGTCAATCTTTGGGACAGTTACGCACCATCTGAGATCGAAGATCCTTCGGTCTTAGGTAAGATGCTTAATGTAGCACAAGTGGTAGACAAGTGGGCGGCTTCAGCTAAGGCTCAAGCTCTCAAGCTGGCAGTCGAAGAGGGAGCAGAAATCCCTGGGTATGCGCTACACTACAGAAATGCTAGCCTCAAGGTAAAAGACGGACAGGCGGCCTACGATGCAGTGTCCGATATACTTACACCTGAGGAATTCATGGCGGCTTGCAATGTTTCCATGACAGGATTAGCCAAGGCTTATGGTGACAAATTGGCACACGGCGAAAAGAATAAAGCTCGTGGACGGGTTGAGACGAAATTGGAAGAGGCAAAAGTTATACCAAAAGACGAGGATCGAGATCGGTCTCCGTACCTAAGAAAACAGAGTTAGGTTTTTTTTAACCCTCGTGTTATACACACGCGGAACAACAGACAAACAAACAAAATACAAAATACAAAGATGGCAAAGAAAGCACTAAGTGAAACAAAAACAGAAACGACCGCAACAGCTGAGGCTGCTGGTGATATTGTGGAGGGCAACCCTCATGCAAATGCATTATCCAAAACTGGAAGCGGTGTAATCGGAGATCTAGAGACATCAGATGTGGCTCTTCCCCGACTTCAGATTGTTCAAGGCATGGGTAACCTAGCTGAGAACTTTAAGAAGGGTGAGATAGTACTCGATGGCGAAAGCTTAATCTCAGATGGATCAACCCCAATCGAATTTACCGTGTGTAGAATCGGCAAACTCTTTGAAGAGAATGTTGATTGGGACAGCGGTGAGATTCCTCGCATCATGCCAAAAGCAGATGCTATTGAAATTGGCGGATCATTTGAATGGGGTAACAACGGGCAAAAACCTGACTGGTTACCGATTGCGGATGCCCTAATCTGCGTTAAAGGCGATGACCCCGAGGTGTTCCCTTTTGAGTTCGACGGCGGCAACTACGCTTTCGCGCTATGGCGCATTAAAGGAACAGCTTACAAGAGAGCGGCCGTGCCTATATTTACCGCGTCGGCGATGTACTACCGTGACGGCCTAAAGACTGGTAGCTTTCAGTTGAATACTGAGAAGGCCACCTTTGGCGGTAAATCGGTACACGTACCTAAAGTACGCAGAGGCTCACGTAATACTCCAGAATTTGCAGAGTGGTTAACTGACTTCAGCTAACCGCATTGTGGTGTGTGTGGGGGCCGGTTGGGTGATTTCTCCGGCCCCCTATACCACCACGGCACATTTAAAGTACAACTTAAAGATTTAACCATAAAACACACACCATATGGCCAAACGAACTAAAATAGCTGCGATTGATTTTGAGACTTACTACTCTAAGGATTACTCAATTCAAGGCGCCAGCACACACCAATACTGCTACCACGCTGAGTTTGACGCTTACATGGTAAGTATTTACAGCCCCGACTTTGAATATGTCGGGCACCCCGATGCTTTTGATTGGGCAAAATTAGACGGATACACGTTGATTGCTCACAACGCTTCATTTGACCAACGAGTCTTTGAGCGGTGTCAAGAGCTTGGAATTATCCCAACCACGATAGGAGTTAACAAAAGATGAGTAAGAAGAAAACACTTGAAGTGAAATGGGAATGCTCAGCGGACATGTGCGTCTATTTCCAGTACCAGCGTAACCTTAAGGGAGCCGCAAAGGAAATTCTAGGTGTTGATATGGACAAGGGAGTCCGTAGCAACATGAAAGGAAAAACCTGGGAGCAGATGATTGCCCTAGATGAATCTAAGGAGGTCATGGAGTATGCGCTGAACGACTCTAAGTATACCTATCAGATTTGGGATAAGCTTAGTGATGACTGGCCCGAGGAAGAAAGAAAGCTCAGCCGTGCAACCAGAAAAATGGCTTACGAAGGAGTCCCCGCTGGAATAGCTAAGCTTATGGAGGCTAAGACTAAACTGGAAAAAAGGAAGTTCGATGCGGGCAACGCCCTACCTTGGTATGGGGAAATCGATCCTGACACAAAGAAGGAGTATGTAGTTTACAGCAAAAAAGCATTAGCAATTGAATGCCGTAAGCTTGATATAGAACCCCCCAAATCCTTAGCGAAGGATAGTCCTGTACTGGAAAAGTGGATAGCTGAGCACGGAAAGAAGATCACATTCGTTGCCGACATGCAGAACTACAACCGCATTGGCCATCAGCTGGCGCGGATTAATTCCATGATAGATAGGCTCACGGAGGAGGACCGAATCAGCTACAACATGAAATATTGGGGTGCTGATGTCACTGGCCGTTGGAGCGGAGATTCTGGACTTAACATGCAGAACTTACAGAGAGAAACTCAGCAAGGCGTGAATGTACGAAATTGCATTCAAGCCCCCAAAGGTAAAACTCTGATAGTATCTGACCTAGCTAATATTGAGCCAAGGGCTACCGCATTTTGGGTAGAGGACGAGGAAACTCTCCAACTCCTTAGGGATGATGTAAACATCTATGAAGCACACGCTCGGCTAACTATGAACTGGACTGGCGGTGAATTGAAGAAGGAAGACCCTGATCTATATACACTGGCAAAAGTACGTGTGTTGCAATTGGGCTACGGCTCAGGATGGGCTAAATTTGCAGAAACTGTCGCGGCATATGGCCAACAGCAGATCTTGTCAGGAGAATTCAGTCGCGATGACGAGATGAGATTTCAAGACTATGCTGGAAAGTACATGCCGGCAAAAGCTTCGATCTACCCTTCGCTTGAGATAGCTGAGAGGCGCCAATGGGTGAATGCATTTATTCAGGTGATGGACTTCCGAGATAAGAATCCCAGTATCGTTAAAGCGTGGAAAGCCTTAGATAGATTACTTAAAGAGGCTGCTAGGGATGGTGAAGATTTTGAAGTCGAGTCACCGAGTGGAAGAATGCTTCAGTACTTCCGATGCAGAAATGAACCCGACGGTGTCACTTGCGCAACTCAACGAGGTAAAATATTTCGGACCAAAACATACGGTGCAAATATTTTTCAGAACATGATTCAGAGCATTGCACGTGATTGCTTCGCATTTCAAATGAATCGAATCGCTGATGCTGGATACAGAATAGTTTTACACGTTCACGATGAAGTAGTCGTGGAAGTGGATGAAGATTCCGCTGAGGAATCAAAAAAGGAAATAATTAAATTGATGAGCACTGGGCCTAAGTGGATGGGAAATGTCCCCTTAGATGCAGAAGCGATCATAACAAAGGAGTATACAAAATAATGTTATTAGGATTAACAGGAAAAAAAGGATGCGGGAAGTCTTCGATCGCCCGCATATTAAGAGACAATCACGGCTTCGAGATCTTGAGTTTCGCTACGCCGATCAAGGACATGCTGGAAGCTATGGGCATTGAGCGAGAAAAGCTAAATGATCCCTGCTTAAAGGAGAAGGAGCTTCCCGACTTTGGTAAATCTCCGAGGCAGCTCATGCAGTTGCTCGGCACGGAATTTGCGAGAGATCTCATCCACCCCAATATTTGGATTTATTTGATGGAGAAGAGGATGGGCGAATACAAAAATGTAGTCATCGACGACGTCAGATTTCGCAACGAAGCTCAGATGATAGTCGGATACGACGGCCAAGTAATTGAGGTCATTCGAGCCAAACATCTGCTTGAAGATGGGCACATTTCAGAGGCGGGAATAGATGACGAGTTGATTAGCTCGACGGTACATAATACTAGCTGTTATGTGACTGACCTAGAAATTTCGGTCGCAAATATAGTGAGGAATGCCAATGAAACTGTTCTCGCTTCCTAATCTAACAGCATCTCAGGTCGAGCAGACTGAACCCTGGAAAATCGACTTTACGATCCCCGATTTTCAAGGTGAATCGGTAGCTGAGCGCGCCCGTAATTATAAGAAGTGGGCTACCAAGCCTACCACTCAATACGGAGCCCACTCCACCGCAGAAGGTGTTGACCCTAATCGCCGTGTGTCATCTCAGAATCCAATGCGAAACCTTCATGGTGTGTCTGCGGATTGGGACGTTGAGCTCGACGACGATGAATACGAGAAAGCCGTCGCTAAGATGATTGATGGGGAGTACCCTGTAAATTATGTGAGTCGCTCATTTTCGGGCGGAATTCATGCAGTGTGGTTTTTCGAGAGCCCTGTCTATGTACACGGCAATAATTGGAAAGATCGTTTTCTCACAAGAATTGCTAAGGAGCTGAAGCTAGAGAAATTAGTAGCTGGTTTCGATATGGGTAATTTTAAGAGACAACACTACTTGCTCCACGGTTTCGACTGGCGACCTGTGGCCAAGGACTCAGTAATAGATGCTAGCCTTCTAAGCTATTGGCAATTTGAAGAGTCTAAGTCTAGCGACTTTCGGGACGGATCAGGCCCGGCAATACCTTTAGATAAGGTAAAAGAAAAGATCGACGAGATCTGGCCCGACAATGCCTGGCCAGGTGAATTTCGTGAGGGTGCTAGAGGCCCAACTTACTGGGATCCAGGTGGACAGCATAGGAGTGTTGACTCTGCTGTTGTCCGTGAGACTGGTATGCAAGTGTTCAATATGGCAAAAGGGTTTTACTCTTGGGCTGAGATTGTAGGTACAGCTTTTGTGAGGGAGTATGAGGTAGGTCGTATAGGTGATGCGATCCAATCTTATTGGTATGATGGGAGAAATTATTTCATACAAGACGGCGCGGGTGGCTTCTTCATGACAAACAAAGATGACTGCTTACTCGATCTGGAGTGCAGACATGACCTTTCAGCACGACCTGGCCGACATGAGAATGTCAGCGAGGCTCGTAGGGCTCTCAACCAAATTCAGATAACTAAAAAGGTCGAGGCTGGCCTACCCTTCTGTTTTGTGAAATCTCCAATCGTTAACTACGAAAACAAGAGATATTACAATACAGCTCGGGTTTATCCTCTTCAGGCTGCTGAT